GTACGTCTTTTCTTTTTCTCGAAATAGTCGACAACAAGAATAAGTTTTTTGCCCATGGCATCTTTATATGACCAATTAAACCCCTCAAAGTCCCTTTCGTAATTGATTCCTTTAAGTTCTACATCGGGGTAGTCGCGTTCAAAATCTTTTACATCCATAGGAAAAACTTCAAAGCAATATTGGCCATCACCTTTATGTGATGCACGCGCTGCTGGATCAAATCCGCATAAGGTTGGGTCGAAAACTCGTGATAAATAAATTTGTTGATTGAAGCTCATAGGGCTTGAATAGTCAGTCCAAACCTTAGCTACTGAATAACCACCAGATAATAAGTCTTTATAAATCTCATAACTGAAAGAATCTTTATCAGCTTGATGAAGGATGTGTCTAATATGCCCTTCTACCACATTTAAAACTTCATAAGGTATAGGGACGCCTTCAGCGGGGGTCACACAAATACTTGGCTCTTGTTGTGCGAATTCACCGAGAAGACGTGATATGTAAGCTTCTAAAATATTAAACTCAAGCACAGGACGATGCAACTGCATCATAGCTGCTTTTTGCTGCTCAGTTATAGATTCTTTAAAAATATATTTTCGAAACTCGTGAAATCTTTTATAGTTATCTTGAAAATATTTATAAGACGTAGAAACATCTTCTTTAATGCGTGCTAGTTTATCTGATGCACTTTTAGCTACTGTTACCATAAAGCTGTCCCTTAGCGTTGAGCAACGTTCTTTGTTTACCCATAATCTTACCAGCAGTTTGGCTTGTTTTGCTACTATTTGTTATTTGAGAAATTGGCAACGCAAATGTGAGACATAAACTATCTGCTGTGTCGCTCGAACGAATGCCTCTTTTTTTCATTTCATCTTTCTTTTCCATGACTAATCTGGAATTGCTATCAATGCGGTAACGTGTTCCGCAAATGTCAGAATGGAGTTCATCAGAGTCAGGTATTTGACAAGGCTCATCTTCAAGCCAGGATTTAAGTTCGCCCCACATTTCAGACCGCTTATTACTGTATTTACGACCATCAAGCGGTGTTGAGCCAGCATTAATGCCGACGACGATATGCCCATGCCCTAATTCCTTCAGTCTGTCTACAACTCCTGCGCCAAGACCGCCAACATCTACAAAAACTTTGGCAGGTTGCTCGTTGACGATAATCTGATTGACGATTCCGACAAGCTCCATTGTGTCCTTTTTGACATAAGTCTCAAGACCATACGCCTTACGTCCTTTGCGTCTGATAATTGCTGATCTATCAGCGCCAAAGCGAGCAGGGTCAACACCGACAACAAGATGCCCGTAATCGTCCACTTGGATTGTTTTGCGAGCACGCAAGACAAGCTCATTAGCGACATAACTATCTTCACCAGTAAGTTGAAATGCCTCAGCGCTATTGCAAGGATACTCTTGCATAAATGATTTAATGCCATCAGTGCCATTAACACTAAATTCGGCTATCTTGTTTCTGCGCCAAGCAATTTGATTTAATGTCAATCTATATTGACGCATCAATTCTTCTTCGTCAACTGTCAATGTAAACCCGTGATGAGGTGTTGCTTGATATTCATCTTGCCAAAACCACGGCACAAAGATTGCAATGTATTCTGATTCGCCAGCCTCTGCTTTTTGCCATTGTTGATGAAAAAAATTCCCTACCCCATTTGCTGTAGACTCAAGCACAATTTCCGTATTTGCTGCGTTAGGAACTGCTTGAAAGATACCTTTCGCGTGTTCGCTGGCATGGTTCCAAAATGCAACTTCAGAACCATGTAGAAGCTGGATTGTCGCCGAGCGACCGACACTTTGATTTTCGGCAGTACCCAATTTGTATCCGCTATCGAGCTTTCCGAAAATAAGTTCTTTTGCATTCGATGTGGTAACGGACGGTTTAAGTAATTCTGGTGTATTTTCATAATATCGTTGCGCCATTTTGTAAAGGTTGTTAGTTGCATCTAAGGCGTGAGTCAAAATAAATGCTTGTGTACCAAAGCGATGTATAACTTGATGGTAATATCTTGCGCCTACATAAGTGGAGCATCCTTGTTGACGCCCTTTCAATATTAATGCACGAACTTTGCCTGTTAAATTGCGCTGCTCTTCTAACTTAGCATGTATGTATAATTGCGCCCGATTTAATGTAAACGGTAGAATCTGCCCTTCTTTTGTGCGAATCTTGAGGCATTTTGAGGCAAAATGAGGGAAATCATCTTTCAATTTTTGTCTAATTAATTTTTCGCGTTCAGATAATTTTGTCATAAAGGATAGCTATGGGAATAAAACTTGATATTAGTGAAGATTATACAATTGGTCAAATCACATTTGACTGTCAAAGTATAGATGACGTTCGCAAAATTGGTGATATACTCAGCATCATAGGATTTAACATGCGTTTTGCAAATATAGCATTTAGGGAGAAAACTGTGCCAAAAGAATTAAATTTGATGTTATTAAAAATGGACCATTATTTATACGAACTACAAGATTATGTGAAACAAATACATTCACTTTATAAAACTCAAAATTTAGAAATGCCGTCAAATGTTGAATTTGTATTAACGCAATTTCAAGAAAATAAACTTCCTGCGATGCGAAGATACATTGAAGATATTTCGCCAGCCGACAAAGGGGATGCTGTAACCCTTTTAGATTTTCAATACGAACTTAGTTTGATGTTGCTCAAGGAATTTGAAGACTATGTAGATAGAATTGGGTCTCATCTAGCTAGCAATAAAAAAGAAGAAACTGAAAAGTTACGCAGATTAGTAAACTTCCGCTATGTTCAAGAAATACGTCAAATTATCCATGATGCTAAACGATTAAATATGTTGAGGTCTTATGAGTAACGTAAATCACCCGAAACACTATTCGCTTGATATTCATTGCGAATGCGGTAAAAACATAGAATGCTTAGATATTGTAAAAAACTTACCATTTGTTGATGGCAACATAATTAAATATGTTTGGCGCTGGAGACAAAAAAACGGCGTTGAAGATTTATTAAAAGCTAAGTTTTATCTAAATGAACTCATTAAAAGTGCGCAAGAAACAAAATTAAAAATAAATCGAAGCACATCGGTATATGATTTAAATTTAAATCAGAGAACACGTAATTGCCTACTATCTGAAAAGATAAATACTATTGAAGACATAATGACATATTCAAAAAATCACCCACATAAGGGGGGATTAAAAAGAGTTCCTAATCTTGGTATTAAAAGTTATAAGCTTTTACAGGATGAACTTGCTAAATATGGTTTTGAGATAGGTTAATTCTTGAATCATCACAATCACATGAAAACCCAGATAAACTCTGGGTTATATGTTATAAAATGTTAAATAATTACATGAGCGCTTGTTAAATGTTTAGGAAGAAATATGAAATTCTATTATTACTATTCAACGATGAACGCTGGCAAGACGACATCACTTTTACAATCCGCATATAACTACCAAGAACGAGGCATGAAAACACTTCTGCTTATTCCTGCTGTTGTAGGTAAAAGTAGAATAGAGTCTCGTATAGGCCTTTCTAGCGATGCGATGGTGTGGGATGCCGATACATTTGACGCAAGTTTACTTAGAGACATAAGTTGCGTATTTGTAGATGAAGCGCAGTTTCTCACAAAAGCACAAGTCACATTTCTTGCAAGTGTCGTAGATATTTCAGATATACCAGTTCAAGCCTATGGATTGCGCACAGATTTTAAAGGCGAACCATTTGAAGGCAGTAAATATTTACTAGCTTGGGCTGATGAGATTAATGAGATTAAAACAATATGCTCATGTAGTAAAAAAGCCACAATGAACATCCGTATAGATGCAGATGGCAAACGAATTGATGAAGGCGCGCAAGTACAAATTGGGCGCGAAGAATCTTATGTATCAGTGTGTAGGGCGGATTTTTTTAAATTCAAATAAGGAAAATAAAATGGATGACAAAACAGAAATGGTAATTAAGGCGGCTGTAGAGCATTTAGTTGAAGGTCTTAATAACATAATGAGAGAACATGCTTTTTACCAACAAGAAATGAATAATAAATTATGTACTTCTATTAATCGTATTTATGATGAACTTGAGAAAATTGCCCAAGATACAGCTCACGTGACAAACAATATTAGAGCTAAATAATAAATATATTACTCTAACTCTTTCAACGCATCTTCATGTTTTACTGTGACTGTCTGTTCAATCGTCTGACGGTCGCCGTAAATCTTAGGTGCTAATTTAGAAGCCAACCATTTAACTGTATCAGCTTGTAAACGTTGTGAGGCTACAAATCCAGGGTCGACTTTTTGATTGCCTTCAGCATCAATATAATAGGCTTTTTCAGCAGCAATTTCTTTAACTTGTTCAGCCATTAATTCAGCTTGAAATCTTTTAGCCTGTGCGTATTTAGCAGAAAATGATGGATGTCGATAACGCCATTTGTTAACAGTATCATGGCTTGGCATCCAATCATGTGCAGCGCACAATTTAGGCAAACCATCAGTATTAGTTGCAACTAATTCACAAATGCGGTCAGCTAATTCTTCACTGTAAATAGAAGGTCTACCCATCGCCATTTTAACTACTCACTACGACGGTTTCTAGATTTCTTTTGAGGCGGCATAGAAACTTCTTCAACATCTCTTTCCTGTTCTTCCATTTCTGTTTGCTCATCATCAATGTCTGCCGATTCTTCAACATAACTTTCATCATGCTCTTCTAAATCAGACAAGTCAACATAGCCAACGCCACCACATACATAACATTTTTTACGCATGCCACCTAAACCTGTTGCGTACTTTTGGCCTCTACATTGTTGACATCTTTGATGCATCTTATCCCCAAAACCTGTTGATAAATCTGTTTATAAAACTAAAAAGTGCGCTTGTAACCCAATGATTCTGCGGGTGCAAGTTAAGATGTTAACTTACCAAACAAGCTGATGATTGTCAAACATAAGAGTATAGATATTATTTAGTAAAATAAAGCTTGACATATAAGTCAGTATTGCTATAATGCAATTATTAATAACGAGTAGCGGAGCACATAATGCATAATTACAACGAAGACAAATGGCATGATTATTTATACACTCAATACGAGCGCAGACAATGCGAAGAAGTAGAAGAGCCAACACCCCCATCAACCAGTGATATAAATCTTTATGACCTTATGGGTGACGATTACTACCCTTACCTCAGCAAAGATGTTAACGGCGACTATACGTTAACCGTAGAAGACTTTGATAATGAAGTTATCGCAGAAGACATACAAATTAATCCTTGCGCTGTAGACGGCTTTGCAGAGTTTTGCAGACGTTATTTAGCAAGCTATGAGCGTTTACAGGAGAAAAAATAATGGAATTTATAATTCATTGTTTTGCCCTGTATGGCGCATATTTGATAATTCAAGATTTATTTGAATCAAAAAAATGTGATTGTTCTTGCGATGATGAGGATTATTATCATGAATAACCATCACGAATGCCAGTGCAATTGCCCAACCGAAGAAATGCATTATGATTTAATGTTTATGCAAATTGAGGAACAAAAATACTATTTAACAGAATGGGATTTAATAGATTATAATTTTATTTAACATGGTGCTGATTAACTGCAATATGAAAAATACTAACGAGGTAATTTTTCAAAGTTAACCAGCGGCCGCAGTATAGCAAAGAGGGGCCATCATGGCAAAAAATATAAATACTGAAATTGACCACGAAGTCAGATTGAGAATTCTAGAAAAAACATCTTCGGATATTAGAAGTCTTTTGCAATGGATTTTAGGGTTGTTCCTTGCTGGTGTAGTTTTACCTGTTACATTACATAGCTTTGGCTTAATCTAATCGGGAGGTTATTATGAACAAGCTAATACTAATCCTAGCTTTTTTTGCAGGCTACGCTATTGCTTCACATGCAGAAACTTGTGTGACCAAAGAAAACATCACTGTCTGTTGGTAATTATTTTCTAATGCAACAAAACTTGCCTGACTCAGCCCAAACCTGGATGTGAAAGGCAAGTTGCTCAGTTGTATATTCCCCATTTTTAATATCCTCAACATCGCAATCAGCAATTAAGTTCTCACGGACTTCACGCACTGTAGTTTGATGCTCTTTGGCTAACTTCGTATTAGCAAGCTTAACAGCTTTTTCGGTTTCCCAGCGCGGATTTTTTTCCTTAACTGTTCCGTCCAATATGGATTTTAAGTGCGTCAGATGTGGATTCATCGATAATGCTTGCCTATGTGTGTTTTCTGCCCGTAAGTATATTCAGGCTTGTAATGCATTCTGAGCCAATTTTCATAACCTTTTTTGTAATCATCCGTTTTTGAAAACAAATAAACTTGTTTATAAATTTCTTGTTTAGTTAGATTTGTATTTTTTTCTAATTCATAAATCAAAAAGTCATGATAGTGAGCTTCGTATCTCATCGATTAGTTCCTAAAATACTTTTAATTCCTGCCAAAGCTTCTAAACTTTGTTCTTTAGTTGCTGCCTTAGAAATGACTTGAAACGCCTTTGCCTCTTCCTGAGCCCGTAGTTGCTTTTCTTTTCTATACTGTTCTTCTTGTGCTGCTGTCGTTGGATAATTGCTTCTAAGTTCTTTATTTTGCGTTTTAGAAGCATCTTGTTGTGAAGGCAAAGATGGAATGTTTTCATTATCCCATGGATGACTATTTAACCATGTAGAAATATTTGGTCTAAAATTGTGATCCCGATTTTTAAAATCGTTTTTATAAAAAATATTCCAAAGTTCTTTTAGCTCATCTAAACGCACATCAAGCTTTAAACTTCTCCAGGCTTTATATGCGTTCCATTTAGAACCTTTTTTATTCGTAGATTCCCAAAATTCTAAAAACTCAGAACTGTATTTTTGATTTTGAGAAGAAAAATCCTTTGATCTCAGTTTATCTACTTTTTTATTCTTATTATTTAGGTGTCCATTTGGAACACCCCCCCCGTGTCCATTTGGAACACCCCCCAAACCATTTTTAGTGGATAAGTCGTCTTTAGACTTTTCATCTGTGGATAAGTCTTCTTCTTCATTTTTCTCGGACACTGGTTGTTGTGCAACTGCCATAATTACAGGCCTACCCACATCCCAACACCAAGCTTCAATTTCTTTTCCGTCAGGCAAGGTTATTAATTTTTTTTCTTTCGTGAGGTAACCTTTTTCTTTCATTTCTCGCATATACTTCTGGAGCTTTTTAGACTCTTCCTTGATACCGAGTTGCTTGCATAGCATTTTATTAGTGATGTAAACATGGTCTAGGCGAAATTTGAGCCCGACAATATAAATATAAATGCGAATTTGAGTAGCATTGAGTGATAAATCTTGCGCAATATAAAATGGAACTAATGCAGAATGATAAGGGTCGAAAAAAAATTCTTTTTGGGTGTTGCTATTTTGACCAGTCATTGGTAAAATCCTTTTGTGTTACAGGGAACTCTAAAACCCTATATGTTGTATGATGCAAGACCGACGCCAATCGGAAGAGCATGGAAGCTGTATTCTTACAACTATTCTTTTAAAATTTCTAATAAATCATTTTTGAAACAAATATCTTCAACACATTTAATTATCATTGCTAAATCATGCTTATTTAAACTTTGTTTATAAGAATTCACAAAACAATCTAATTGCCCTAAATCAAGAGCTAATTGTCTTCCGAAATAATTGATGAAAAACTCTTTATCAAATTTTGTCATATTGTTATACTCCTAAAAGTAAGGTTAGGTAAAATTCTTAATGTTATATTCTTGATATAAGCTCCATCAGTTAAATCCTTGATTATTATTAAACTAGCATCACTAAGCCTCATCTCCCTGAGGCTTTTTCATTCTAAGCCAAGTAAAAATTAAATTATAGGATTATTTGATCTGCGCCAAATCAAAAAAACTAATTTTCAGTAGATTTGTTCTTTTTGAACTTCCATTCTTGAATGACTCGCTGGGTCATTTTGTGTAAGTCCATTTTGTAATTAAAGTTTATTTTTACACCATGTTGTAATCTTTTTGTTTTGTAATTCAAAGATTTAACAGTATCAACAAGCCCAGCATTGAGCAAATTAATTACCGCATTGTTAAAAACCTTGTCTTTTATTGGCTCTAATCCTTCGTTTAATCTCAACTCGTCTAAACGCTCTTGTACTTCAAAATAAACTTGATTACACTCTTCATCACCATCTAAAGTATGTAATGCCATGAGCATACGCACGATTTCTTTTTCAAGTTCTGATGAGCCAAATTCAGCCTTGGTGCACATTTCATCAAGCAATTCTTTAGTTTCAATTTCATCTAAAATTAAATCATGTTTTTCTGCTAAGCCCTTTTGTGTTTCTTTTATCCGTTCTTCAATAGTCATTGAAAATATCCTTATTAAGATGCAATTAATCTATATGCAATTGATGTATCAGCGCCATCTGTATCTTCTTCTAGCTCTTTAATAAAACCCTTATCAACCAGTTGGCGTAATATTTCTGTGATTTCAGGTACATCTAATCCAGCAAATCTCGCAAGTTTATATTTAAATACTCTTACATTCATGTCTTCATCGCACATATCAGCCATTCCAATTAACACAAGTTTTTCATGTGTTGTCACTTTATCTGGATGCTGCCTTAATGCCCAACTCAACGCTTTAATCATTTGCTAATTCCTTTATTTTTATTAATACCTTGTTTGGTTTTTTCGCTATGATGCGTATATCTGTCATATAAATCTTGAATATTTGCTTTTAATACACCCCCTGATAGTTTTTCAATTTCGAGTTGTTGCATATAGGTTATATAACCTTTCTTTTTCCAATATGTAAAATTTTGTCGGCCAATTCCTAGTAACTGGCAAACCTTATATTCACTCTTGAAATGATGTAAAACTTCATCTATAGTCATTCTGGTACCTCCTTTTTGCTCACTATATTATATTTAATATGCCTCGTCAAATAGAGCTTGACGAATAAGCCTGCCTTAGATATAATTGCATTGTAAATAACGAGTAGCGGAGTTCATAAAATGAAATTTGAAAATGGCATACATGCAATTACCAACGAGCAATATCACAGCTCAGAAGGTATCTCTCGAAGCGATTTAATGCGTTTCAAAAAATCCCCAATGCATTTCAAGCACAAACAATCCCTTAAGGAAACGCCAGCACTTATTATTGGTGAATTAGTTCATACATTAGTACTTGAGCCACATTTCTTTAACGATAGATATATTGTTAATCCTGGTTTTGACAGACGCACTAAAGAAGGCAAAGCTGAGCACGCAGAATTTATGATTGCCAGCGAAGGTAAGCGTATTGTAGAAGCAAACCATTTTACCGAAGCCAGCAAAATGGCCGACGCTGTTAACAATCATGAGTTTAAACAATACCTACAACAAGGCTATCGTGTCGAAAATTCTATCTTTTTTCGACATAAACTGACTGGATTGCAATGCAAAGTACGTCCTGACGCATGGTTGGGTGATGTCATTATTGACCTTAAAACCACTGCTGACGCGTCATTTAGAAGCTTTCAATCAAGTGCTTATAACTACGGCTATTACTTACAAGCAGGCATGATTAAACGCGCCTTAGAGAGCCTTAACAAACCTATTAAAAACTTTATATTTGTTGCTGTCGAGAAAGAAACTCCATATGCCATTGGTATTTATAAACTCGATGATGAAGCTTTAGAATATGGCGCAAATGAATTTGATACGCTTATGATTGAATTACAAAAATATATCGAACGCAACGAATTCCCTGATTATGGAATACAAACTTTATCAATACCTGCTTGGTTGAAAACGGAGTAATTAAAATGACGAATGCTATGACAACTGTAAATGATGTATTAATGATGTGGGAAAACAAAGAGCAACTACAAGAAATTAGAAAACTATTTGCGCCAAAATTGAGTGATAGCGAATTTCAGTTCTTCGTTGGACTAGGTAAAGCATCAAGATTAAATCCATTCACCCGTGAAATATGGGCCGTAAAATATCAAGAAAGCCAACCCGCTCAAGTATTTATTGGTCGTGATGGTTATAGAAAAGCTGCTCAAGCGCATCCAGAATATGACTTCCATCAAGCTGATGCTGTTTATGAAAACGATGAATATGAAGTTGTTAATGGTGTAGTTCATCATAAATATAAATTAAGTAACCGTGGCAAACTGGTTGGCGCATACTGCGTGGCTAAACGCCATAAATCATCGCGTCCAATTTATGTATTTTGTGAATTAAGCGAATACTCAACTGGCAGAAGTTTATGGAATACACAAACAGGAAAGCCAGCAACGATGATTAAAAAAGTTGCTGAAAGCCAATGTCTTCGCGCATGCTTCCAAGATTTGTTAGGTGGCACTTATGCTGAAGAAGAGGAGTGGGAAGAAAAAGGCGAAAAAAAAGCGGAATCGCCTCGTCCCGCCTTTCAACAAAATGATGAATTAAAGGACCTATTTACGCCCACGGTTATTGATGAGCCATTTGAACACCCAAAAGCTACTGATGAACAATTAAAAGAAATTGAAGGGTTGTTTACAGAGCTTGCTTTGACAGATGACCGAATCACAAAAGCTTTGATTACGCATGAAGTTAGCTGTCTCGAAGAACTTACTGAAACCAAAGCAAAAATACTTATCTACCAACTCAATAAACTAAAACAGCAATAAGGAGGGCACAAGGAAGTGTTATTTTCTAAAAGACTAAAGCGCTATCTTATCAATCGTAAGTTAAAAAAAATGAATAAAGATTTAGCAAGCGCAAAAGACATTAAAAGTTATTTAGCTGTTGAAAATAAAAGATTAGATTTAATAATGAAACTTAACAAAATAGGCGCAAAAAAATGATAAATAAAGCAATTATACTTGGTCGAATTGGTTTTATTGAAACAAAAAATCACAATGGGATGCAATACACTAAGTTATCAGTAGCTACCAATGAAAAATGGAAAGACAAGAATGGTGAAAAACAAGAAAAAACCATTTGGCACAATGTCTGCGGGTTCAATAAATTGGCAGAGATTATGGCTCGCTACGCTAAGAAAGGCGATATTGTTTATGTCGAAGGCAAAATATCTCAAAACAAATATAAAGATGAAAGTGGCGTTGAAAAAATTAGTTCCAGCATTACGGCTTCCGAATTTAAAATATTAAATAACACACCACAAGAAGAAGCTGTACAAACAAATAAAAATAGTGGTAATGTAAAATCATCAGGGCCTCTATTGGATGACGATATCCCCTGGTGAAACGTCCGCTATACCTCTAGCCGCTTCTGCACTCCTCAGGGGCGGTTTCTAAGATATTAAATAATCCTTAATTAATTGAATAGCATCATCTGCACCCCATATAACTTCTGCATAATAGCCTTGTGAACGCATATCATTAATAAATTCTAGTTGTGCTGGGGTTGCTTTATTCTTACCCCATTTAAGCTCAATCCAAAGCCCATGCCAACGTTTTGTAGGTATAGCAATAAAGATGTCGCTGGTTCCTGGGCGAAGCCCCATGCGCTTGTATATTGCGCCTAGTTGAGGGCTACGTTTTCCATCATTTGGAATATACAAAGCAAAAGGCTTTATTCTTGGATTTAATCTAATCCACTGAAACAATTTAATTTGTTCGTCACGCTCTGACATTAGCTTACAGCCCGACGCAACCAGCCCTTAATAAATTTAGAAAAACTTGGATTCTTTTCAACGAGTCCTAAATAAAATTGCACGCATTCGAATCGAAAAGCAATTAGCAATTCTTGTGCGTCAATTTGATTAATAGCCAAAATGCTTTTAGGTCCTAACTTGCCATCTTCTGTCAAGGCTTTTCCAAATTGATTACACGCTCGTTGTATAAGCTTTCCTGCTTGTACTAATCCTGCATTAACAGACAAATCAAATAGCTTGGCAGCTATCTCATCATCATTAATTAAATCGCATTTTTGCGTATCCCAGAAGCTTTTTTTGTAAATTTTTTTAACATCTGGTAGGGCGAGTTTTTTAATATCATCCTTATCAACATCGCCATCACCGTCAATGTCCCCAATACCACAATCTTTGTAAAGTAAGCTAAG